CCCAAAAAACAAAATTTAAGGAGAAACAATGGCAAAATCAGACTTGCTAAAAGAAGCAATTGCTGACGCAAAAGCTGTTAAAGAAACTGCTTTAGCAAATGCAAAGATTGCTTTACAAGAAGCATTCGCACCTAGATTAGAAAGAATGTTATCAACTAAGTTAACAAACGAAATCGAAGGCGAAGAAGACGTGGACATAGCCGGTAGCGAAGAAGCTGGCGAGAACATGAATGCTGCCGCTGCAGCAGAAACACTACCAGGTGGAAATGATGTTGGTGATTTATCAATTGATGTTGATGGCAATGGTGAATTTGATGAATTCGACATTTATTCACAGGGCGGTGGCGAAGTTGCAGATACTGCAGAAGAACCAGCCATGAGCGATGAAGAAATGACTGCTGAGTACAATGAAGGAATGCATGACGAAGATTTAAATATCGAATCAATCATTCGTGAATTAGAAGACGATCTAGAATCAGACGAAATGGCTATGGAAGGCTATGATGAAGAAGAAGATGAAGATGCTACGATGATGGGTGAAGATGACATGATGATGGGTGATGATGACATGATGATGGGTGATGATGAAATGCCTACCGAGTCAATTGATGAAATCATTGAAGCTATTCTTCGCGAAGAAGACGAAGATGTCATGATGATGTCTAAAGAAGAAACGCCAATGGACGCAATGGAAATGGAATTAGATGCAAAAGAAGAAGAACTTAAAGAAGCATATCGCACAGTTAAACATCTTCAAACTGTTATCAATGAAGTAAATTTGCTTAATGCCAAACTTCTTTACACAAACAAATTGTTCCGCAATTTTGAATTGTCAGAAGCTCAAAAAATGAAAGTAATTGAAAATTTTGATAGAGCTGGCAATACAAGAGAAGCAAAATTAGTTTTTGCTACATTGGCTGAAAGTTTTAAAAGACCAACGAAGAAACGAGTAGTTAAAGAATCGTATGCTTCTAGACCTATTGCAACTACAGCACCAAGAGTAGAAACAACACAAGTTTTATCTGAAGGCTTTGAATTAGCTAACAGATGGAAAAAATTAGCTGGATTATTGTAAAACAAAACAAAAACAAAACAAAAGGAAAACGATGAGTATTTCAAACTTATTACAAACAAATGATTTCGTTCAACGAAACAATGCAAAAGCGTTGGTAACGAAATGGGAAAGAACGGGACTTTTAGAAGGTCTTCGTGGCGAAACCGAAAAAGCCGGAATGGCACAATTGCTTGAAAACCAAGCACGTCAATTAGTAAAAGAATCATCTGGTACTGGTACTGCAGCAGGATCAGAAGAATGGGCAGGTGTAGCACTTCCATTGGTACGTCGAATTTTTGCTGAATTTGCAGCAAAAGAATTCGTTTCAGTTCAACCAATGAATTTGCCATCAGGTCTTATTTTCTATCTTGACTTCAAATATGGTACATCTGTACCTGGATTTGATAATGATAATTCAAACCGTACCGGAGATCCATTTGGAAATCCTAATGCATTAGACTCAATGTTTGGTGTTACTACAACTGGTAGTGATGCAGCTGGTGGTCTTTATGGTGCTGGTCGTTTTGGATATTCAATTCCTTATACAACTACCGCTGTAACTGCACAAACTGGATCTAATCCAAGCTTGTTACAAGTTAACGGCGATGGCGCATTTTCTGCTTCATTATCATCTTATAAGATGGTAACCGTTAATGTTCCAACCAACGCTGATTTATATGCAGTACGTTCTTGGACATTTGTTTCAGGTTCAGTTGGCAACGAAGTTGAAATTATCCCAGTACAAGCATTTTCAACTATTGATAGCAATTACACTGCATCATTTGTTGTAACAACCGCAGAAGCCACTGCAATTCAAACTGCAATTGGTGCAACTAACTTTAGCTTGAACTATAGCAAACAACCTACCGATATTACACGTGGTGATTTCGAAGATACAAATCCGTTTAACGGATCTGGTGCAAATACAGGTATTAATAATGGTACGGATATTGACATTCCAGAAATTAATCTTGAAATGCAGTCTGAGCCAATTGTTGCTAAAACACGTAAGTTGAAAGCAGTTTGGACTCCTGAATTTGCTCAAGACTTAAATGCATACCACTCAATTGATGCTGAAGCTGAATTGACTTCAATGTTATCTGAGTATGTATCAATGGAAATCGATCTTGAAATCCTTGATATGTTGATTGCAGCAGCTCCAACAACTGAGTATTGGTCAGCATTAAACAACAACTTCTTTAACGCAGCAACTAACACGTTTGTTCAATCTGGTGCTGGTGCAGCTACTGCGGTTGGTGATGGATATTACAATACACAATGGTTCCAAACTTTAGGTACTAAACTTCAAAAAGTATCTAACAAAATTCACCAAAAAACATTACGCGGCGGTGCTAATTTCTTAGTAACATCTCCTGCAGTTGCAACTATTCTTGAGTCTATCCCAGGATTTGCTGCTGACACTGATGGAACTAAAATGGAATTTGCTGCTGGCGTTCAAAAAATTGGTGCAATCAACAAC